GCTACCTGTTCATCATAGTTATCAATCGGAATGAGTTTAGTCCAGTTTCCCTGTCCGTCTGAACACTCGATTGATTTGATTACGAGGTATTCACTATCGAATGAGTAATCCTGCTGTCCTGAAATAAGAGCAGTTGTACCAATAGGAAGGTCTACTGCATTTCGTGAATCAAACTGCCAGCGTGAATCTGAACCAAGAATAAGAGTGAGAGCAGAATCAAGAGCTAAATTAGCGTTGCGTGTAAGGTCTATAAGTGGATAGGAATTAGAATCAGCCTGAGCCTCAAAGTAGGTGTCTTGTACGATGCCTTGCCCTCCAGTTGTATCATTGAAAACCATAATATTTTAATTTAGCTTTTAATTTGCTAATCCCTTCCCCCGTAAAGGGAAAGAGTTAGGAAACTATGCTACACGCGTGAACACATACGCTGTTGCGGAGCTGAACATAAGTCGGAATTGTCCGAGACCTGTTACGCCTGAAGCGATTGTGAGGTCGCCGAATGAACCTGCTGTATCTGCTGCTGCCGTTGAGAGAATACCGTTTGTTGCTACTGCAATAGTGACTGTGTTTGCACCGCCAGTATTGTCAATGAACAAATCAAATACTGTTCCTTTAGTAGCTCCCAATGCTGCTCCCAAGAGTGTACCTGTTGGAAGTGTGATTGTAGTAGCTGCTGCGGAAGTAGTGATGATATATCCAGTTGCTACTTCTGCTACTGTAGCAGTCGCCGTGGCTGGAATAGCGGCAGTTGTTCGATGTGTGATAGTTGGTGTTTCCAACTGAGCATTTTCGAGAACTGTTCCTGTTGAATTAGTTACTGACATGGTTAAATCTATTTATCTATTAAAAACTTGCTTTGTTTACTTTAAGATTGCTTTCTACAGGGTCAGGAGCGTTCTTCAAAGACTTCAATTTTTCAATCAATTTATCTTTCTTCTGCTCCCACTTTGCAGGGTTCTGATACGCATAAGCGTTCAATCCCTTTGCATATTCAATCTGAGCCAAACTTGCATTCGCTGGAAGTGTGACTACAAGTGGAAGTTCTGATGGGCGAAGTAATGTTGGGTCGCCTACAGTAATACCACTCGTATCTTCTTCTACAGCTTCAATTTCTTTGATTTCTTTTTCTTTTGACATATGTTTTTTAATCTAATGAGGTTTATAAAGGAGGCGGTCGGCGGGGACAACCCCCTTAACAAACCCCACTAGAGCTATTAATCTTCTAATTACAAAGGATTTGTCCAAGCGTACCCGCCATAATGCTTAATAGCATAGTCATTGTACGCTCGTATGGCTTCTTTGATGTCTGTAAACAAACCAAGATATTTATATTTTCCATCTATCATAATTCTAGATGTCCAACGATTTCTTTGTTTGTGCCAAGACACACCTTTGTAGCCACTTTTACTATCACTTCGAGCACCTCTATTCATTTTGTTTTGTGAACTCGTTACAAACCGAAGATTGGATTTTTGGTTATTTAATCTATTACCATCAATGTGGTCTATCTCTTGGTCTGCATTGGCGTTCATTATTATTCTATGAATAAGACGATTATTATTTACTTTTGCATGAGTTGAGACGAAATTATCTTTTGATACTTGCCAATTTAATTTTTCAAGCAAAGTATAATCTTCATCATCAACGGTAACTAATAATTTTCTTTTAGCGTCGGAGCGTTTTATTCCAGTTTCAAGATACTTCATACAAGTTTTTATCTAATACTGGGGGTGGTGGAGACAGGAACTTGTAGTAAACCTATTTCCACTACCCCAAATATTAGGGGTTACAAGTTTTTAATTCAACTAGCTGAGAGTAATGTCTACAATCAAAGATGCTTTCTGTGCCCAAAGCTTGAAGCCAACGAGACAGAAAACTACGATTTCTTTACCAGTCTTACCTGATACTGACTTTTCTTCGTAGTTCATACCTCGTGGAGAAGCGTATGTAGCTACTTTGTTTGCACCGAAGACACGGTGTCCAGCGTTTGTAACAGTTGTTGTACCGAGAGTAGCATCTACGAATGTTCCAGTTCGGACAACGTAAATGTCTGTTCCCATCCATGATGTTACTTTACCGTTACGGAGAACAGCGTCAGCCATTGAGAATCCGTTAGTTGCACCTGCAACCATGAATCCTACGAGATCTGTGTTTTCAATAACCAAGAAAGTACCATACATGTTTTCGTAACCAGCAACCTTTGAAGCGAGGTTCGCCATGATTGTGTTTACGTTTGCAGCAGTAGTGAAACCACCTGCTGGTGTTGTATATGTACCAGAACCGTCTTCACAGAGGTTGTTAAGAACGAACTTATCAACTCCGAAAGCAACTGCGTACATCATGTTGTCCAAACGTGATGCTGCGATGTCGAATACAGCGAAGAAGTCTTCATGAGCAAAAATCTGTTCTGAGTAGATAACTTCGTCTGTTACTGTCAAAGCGTCGTCTGTTACTGTCCATGCTGATACTGAGTATGTACCTGCAACTGCCTGGATAGTTGCTGTTGGCTGTGAACCATAAGGGTTCTGAATACGTTTAGCGTCAGAGTTATCTACTGAACAGATTTTCTCTGCGACAAGAGCGTTTCGCAATACGATAGCGTACTGTGACTGGAAATACTTGTCTCGATTTCCATAGGTGGATTGGGTGTTCGTAAAATTGTCTGTGTTTACTAACTTGAATATATATCAACTAATCAACAATCATATTTCTTATGACACTTTACACATAAACGAATCCAATCATTTACATCTCTCATGTATTTATGACTTTTGTTCGCCCAGTGATATTGTCTTGGATTTAATGTTCTGTTTTTACAATGCTCACAATAATTAGGTTTACCAAGTTTACGTCTAATCCAATTATGTAGACCGTGATATCCTACTGAATCTCCTTTCCATTGAGGATTTTCTTCGGCAAACATTTTATTCGGGCTTAGATTTGGTATGCCTTTTCTGTGCTGATTTCCAATACTCCATGTAGCGGATTGTCCTTTGTTCCAGCCAGGTATTCTTTTGTTCCAGTCCTCTATGTAACAAGGTCTTGAGCAAAATTTACCTCTGCCGTCTTTTATTCGGTCTTGGTTAGTAGTAAATTCTTTTGAGCAAATAGGACATTTAGCTACTACTTTCAGATTGTCTGTAATGTTAGAACATTCCCTAGAACAGTACTTACCTTTACCTAATTTGATTAGTGCAGGGTAAGTCTTGAAATCTTTAGAGCATTGTTGGCATTGTTTTATCATTTACCCATTATACCATAAGTGTATAATAATTGTAAACTAGTTGATATATATTAAGCTGTAAAGGAACAGTGTTAGGGTTTTAATGCCCCGCCGTACTATCGTTTTCCACCATTTCTAGCCCAGAATAGTCGTTCAGCTTCCTCTGCACTCTCGGGGATAATTCCCTTTGATAGATTAGCTGTAAGAACATCATCAGCAACTTTTGATACTCCCTTACGAGAAGGTGTAGCATTGGCTACTTCTGCGGTCTTCCTGAACTCTTTTTTGTTGGAAAGAATAGTTTTAACCACATCATGTTTGAGAGCTTCGGAAACTGATATTTTCTTAAATCCAGCAAATTCTGTAACTTCGTCAATATCATCTTCACTTACGCCAGCTTGCATGAGTGCGTATAAGTCTTTTGGGGTAAGAGTACTAGGCGTTTCCGCTTTTGTGTCTTTTCCTTCTGTAGCCTTTTTACGCCAATGGTCTTTTTGGGCTTCAACAGTCTTGAGTTTCTTTTTAAGTTCCTCTTTTTCTGTATCAACCTCAGGTGTTTCAAGTTCCTGTTCTTGATTTTCAGTTTCCTCTGTATCGTCTACGATAATTTTGTCTTCATTTTCCATAGGGTTTTGTCCTTTAGTCATTTTTTAGACTTTTGTGTCTTTATATAATAATTATAACACGCACTAAAACAAAAAGAAACTATTTTGAACTATCCTGAGTCAAACGCTTCAAAGTTTGTTCGAGTGTCTCGTCTTTTTTACCTGCAATCATCTTAACGCCAGTCAATCCTGTCTCTACACCTTTCATGTAGAGGTTTCTTGCAATGAGATTGACACCAAGTTCGTCAGCAACGATAGAAGCAGGGTTGTATTCAATTGAAACTTGCTCTCCGCCATATACAGACTTAAAAGCCTGTTCAAACATAGACATCGCTACTGCTTTTGAGTTCACAGCCTGAATGATTGTATCTCTGCTTGCCCCGAATATTTGTTCTTCTACGCCGAGCCAAGGGTCTGAAATCTGTCCTACTGGTGTTTCTGCATTGAATACTGGATAAATCTTTCTTCGCAACACTTCAAGAACTTTTGGGTCTTTAAAAGCTGCGTTAATGCTTGATTGTTCTTCTTCGGTAAGTTTAGAACCGAAGAATAGTTTGCGTACTGCAATGAGCAAGAAGTCATTTTCGGCAAAAGTTGCCTTAATCAAATCTATATCATTGTTGGAGTACATGAGTGGTCTTTTTTCCGCCATATTTTTTATATCTTAATTATTAACACTTTCCTGTTCCACCACACTTTGCACACTTCTTTGCTGTCTTTTTTGTTGCCATATGTTTTTACTGTTTATTTGTTAATTCATCTACTTTTAAACCAGATGCGACCTTCCCGCCAGAGGGAACTGATTGTTGGGTAGCTTGTTGAAGTTCTGCTATTGAAGATAGTTCTACGGGAGAAATATGCCCTGTGGCAGTTAGAATCTTATCTACAATAAACTGTGCTTTTGGATTATTTGCGAAGTTAGGGTTTGTGACGGCGACGAGTGCGGTATTTAGAGTAGAGAACATAGCCTGCTTGTCTTGCTGTTCGCCTGTGATTTCGATTTCAATGTCTGTTTCAAGTCCCTTAAATTCATCTTTCCAAGTTTTCATATCAGAAGGAGCGAAGAATCGCTTGTTGCCCTGTTCGTTGATCTGTCCTTGTACATCTGCTTGCATTTGTGCCATGTCAGGCTGTGTTGCAATTTCTCCTTTTAGGACAGTATCAATAATCTGTTTGTTAGAGTTTCGGATTGCCTGATTTTTAACGTACTTCTTTTCTATCTGCTTGATTCCGTGAAGGTCGAGTGTAGCTGTAACTTCCTTAGAGTTATTCATTTTCTTCATTAAGAAAGGAATAATGTAAGTTCGCAACATTTCTTCAAGAGCAAGACCTTTATTTTCAGTCATTATCTCAAAGAGTGAGTGGCTTTCCTGCAAGAGAGCTTCTGTCTGTCGCCATGCTGAACCAGCTTTTGGAGCAACGCCAAGCATTGCATCGCTAATACCGTTAATTTCGGCAGATAACTGCTTCCATTGACCGCCAAAGTTCTGCAAAGAAGTGATGTCGTGAGAGTTATTGTTTACCTGTGTGAGTGGTTTATTGAGTTCGTGAACGAGAATATCTCCTGATTCAATTGCAAAGAGAGCGTTCTGACCTACAAAGTTACCGTCTGCTGTCTGGAAGATCAGCTTTGAAGCAAGGTCAAGCTGGTCTTTAATAGCCTTTGCTGTGTGGTTTACCATCCATTGAGCGTCAAATAGGTTCTTTACTGAACCATTAAGTGAGATTGAGCCGTCAGTAGCAGGAAGCAAAGAGGTAAGCATATACGGGTCTTTTTCTTCACGCCCTTTGTAGAGAGTAAATTCGTCAAACTCTCCTTTAGTGTTAGAAGCCATGTAAGAAATGATGTGCATTTGCTGTACAAATTCATCATCGTCTTTGTCTTTGCCTGTAAGGTATGAAAGCGGAAGTTTCCCGTGTACTTCATAAATCTTATAGTAGCTGTTCTTGTTATCCTTTTTCTGCTTCTTGGTTGTTTCACGTGCCTTTGCTGCATCGCACATGCTTTCGATAACGTCTTTATCATATCCTCTAGCGTAGAGCTGTGCTTCTGTAAGTTGAAGTATCTCAATCTTTAGGTTCTCTGCGAAGTTTACCTGGTCTACGATTAAGCTTGACCAAGGAATAATAGACGGAATCAAACGCCCGTCTTTTTCGATATACTTTGTAACTGCTGAATTAAATCCTGCGAGTTCAAGTCCCCAAGTGTTGAGGAATTTACCAAAGTTCTCTTTACGCATCCAGTCTTGGAGGTGTACTGAAAGCAAGAAAGCACCAACAATGTCTTTTTCTTTTGTCGGTGTGAGGATAATGTCTTTTCTATCAATGTCTGTAGCACGAAACCATACGTTGCGAGCCGCCAAAACAATGTTGAAGAAAGGCTTTTCACGCCCTAAACTGTCCTTTTCTCCGCTAATGTGTTTAGAAGCAAGGTACGCATAGATAGTATTTATGTCTGTGTATAGGTCTGTTCGCACATAGTCAGACATCAAAGTACCAGTGCCAGACACGAAGTCCTGTTCAAGTCGTCTTACGATTGTTGCGACCGATTGTTCGTCTTGCATTTTTAAGCGTAAATTACTGTGTAATCAATAGTGCCACCTACTGTGAGGAAAAGACCTCGTGTGAAAGCAATAGGGTTAGGGAACATAATTGAGCCTGAACCTGTAGGGAATGAGTATGTATTCATAATCAAGAGACTTGCTTCTGCACCGCTTGCGAGTGTACCAGCACCCCATGCAGCGTTCGCACAAGTTTCTGTGGTAACAATAGCGTTTCCATAAGTACCAACACGGTATGCTTCAACTGTCTGTGCTGTGTCGGTATTTGTTGTAGCTGTAACATTAGGGTTAGCTGCTGTACCTAGACCATAAGTTGTTCCTGCCCCAGCCGAAGCGTTTACTGCTGATTTAAAGTTATCAAGAGAAACTGCTGCACTAATACCAATAAGAACTTCGTCTGCTGCACCTGACAGAGCGTCAACAAAAGTATAGACTTTATCTCCTGCTGTTACTGTTTCTCCGTCAGTAAATACGTCTGATGCTGTGAGAACACCTGTTGCTTTTACCCCTGCACTTGTAGTACCGCTTGCACCGTCATTCAAACGAACTGTTCCGCTTGTGTGTGAGTTAGCGATAATACCCATAACAACTCCTGTAGTTGCTTTGACCGCCTGTGATGTTGTCCCATTAAGATATGAACCTGCGTCTGTAATTGCCATTTATTTATTTTCTCCCCGCCGAACTAATTTAATAAGTTTTGTATTGATATATTATATCACGCTTTTTTATCTTGTACCATTGTTTTTAAAATTATTCTTCCGTTGAGCAAATTGATTGTGCATAGTTTCGATAACTACCTGTGCTTGTTCGCTTGTTTGCGGAAGCATTTTGTCTCTGATTACGAAGTACATACGCATTATCCAAGTATCGCTGTCGTCAGGAGAGTGACCGATAATTGCCTTAACATCGTCTTTCGGTGTTGCTTGTCTCTTACCATCGTTGTTTTTAACTTCCTGATAGTTTGCGAGTTCCTCGATAATAACTTCCTTTTGCTTGCCTGTTACCTTTGAAGCTATCTTGTGGTTATTTACCAAGTCTGCGAGAGTAAAGATACATTGGGAACGCAGATTGCGATAATCGCTCACTAGCGGTGCTAGTTTAGTATAGTTGACGTTAGGTAGCATTACTATGCTTAAATCGGTTTTAATAGGGCTATAGGAGCTTTTAAAGCCTATTATACCGTCGAGCATAGAACTACTAGCTACTCCTGCCCCAACTCCTATTGCATCAACGGCAACGTGTGACATAGATATTCTATCAGTTGCTATGTACTCTCGTATCTTTTCAATAATGTTCTCGGTGTTTAGTCGGGCGAACGATTCTCGTTTGTATTCTTCCAGTCCTTCCCAAAAGGAAAAGATTGTCTTGTCTGAGCCATCATCTGCGATGTCTACAATTAGGTATTTAGAGTTCTGCTTATCAATCGTGTTACTAAATACGTCTACGAGCGAAGTGTAACGGAACAATGAACCAGCGTTGTCTAAGTACTCTGCGTCAAACTCTTGCCTGTAAGTATCAAAGTCTAGTTCCTGCTTGGCTTTTTCTATTTCACTTGCTGGAATGTGTGGATTGTCTTCTGTTCTAAAATGAAATGCTTCATAGTCTGCGTCAGTCTCGGCAATCTTTTCTAGTCTGCGTAGGTTAGGGTTCTCTTTTTTAGGTGTACCGATGAACGTAGCTCCGCCACCTGTATCAGTAAGAGCAGGGCGGAATATCTCTTGCCAACCAATGAAAAAGTCTTTCATGGTATCAAGCTCATCAAATACGATCTTGTACGCTTTCATTCCTCGGAAGTTCTCTCTGTTTTCCCAACCTGCAACGTAGATAGTAGAAAAACCACCGTCTTGGGTTGGTAGTTTGACTTCTAGTCTGCTTTCGTTTATTTCTCCAATACCGTTTAGGCGTGACTTCAACGCTTCCCAGATGATCTTTCGGGCTTGTATTTGAGTAGGAGCTATATAAAAGATGTTTCGGTCTTTACCTGAAACTGCGTCAAAGACCATTTCCTCGATTTCAAGAGTTGATTTACCAGAACGTCTACCAGCACGAATAATCTTAAAGCGGGCGTTAGAGAGTATTACTTTCTTCTGTTGATTGTGAGGTATCAGCATCTTTTTTAAATACGTCTGCAAATTGAATTGATAAACCTCCCTGATGTTCAACAGTCTCTTTAGACTTACCCATTACTCTGTCGTTTACTTCTTTGATTGCTGGCATATCTCCTTCAAGAGCTTTTGCAATAAGAACAGGGCTTATAAGCGGTAGTGCATCTCTAAGGCTTTCTTTATATTCCTTTATCAAATCTCTTTGAGCCTTCTTTAACAGTTTTTCTTCTTCCGTCATAGGCGGTCTACCGTCTCTGTTTATCCTTGGGTCGTCTTTAACAAAGCCTTTTCCTGTTACTCCGCCTAGTAGATTCTCGTTGTTTTCTATAGTTTCTTCCATAATAAAAATTATACCACGAGTTAGCTTAAAAGTCTCTCTGCTTCCTTTCTAGTAATCAAGTCTCCGTACATTCCGCTAGTAAGGTTCTCTATACAGTCTAGTCTTACTGCGTTTCTGAATCCTTTAGGCTTACATACTGTGAGTTGCTTCTTGTAGGCTTCTAGTTCGTACTCTAGGCGTTTTTTAGGGTTATGTAAGTAGTTCTGCACCCATTTATCTAGCCCATCTCTGTCCTGTTGGATAAAGTGTTGTTTTTCGTGGACAATGATGTCTTCTGGTAAGTCCTTGTTAGTGTAGATAACATGGTTGTAAGCGAAGATTGTGTCATCGTCTACTTTGAAGTGCTTTTTATATTCTTCTAAGAGTGGAAACTCCGCCTGTTTCTTTGTTTGCATGATTAGAGCGACAATTTCTTATCGCCCTTACATAAAAACTATGCTACTACTTCCTCTGTTGATTCAGGAGCAGCGTCGGTAACTTCTTCGGGAGTTTCTACTACTGTTGTTTCGATTTCTTCCATAATATTTCTCATTAAATTAATAATCTATTCTTCAAACATCCATTCTACCATTGTTTTAGGTTCAACCAATGTGTCTCCAAGGTCAGCAATCTTTATCTTTTCAAAGTCTAGGTTTACTTCTACTTCAAGGAGTTCTGCAAATTCTTTGTTAAATACTTTGTGGTTTTCAGGAATATCTAGGGTATATACGTCTTTTTCTGGATCATGTGTGCCGTATTTCTTAAACAGTTCAAGGTTCTTCTCTCTAAAAGCCTTTAGTTCTGGCTGGATTTTATCAGCAAGTCTCTTAATTTTATATGAGACTTTTACTGGAAATTTCAAATCAAGCAAAGTTTCTATTTGTTTTTCAGCACCTACAATTTCGCCGAGTTTTAATGTCATTTGATTAAATTATGAATTACTAGTCTTTTAATTATACACTTTTTTATGGTACAAGTCCACCAATACTACTCTCATTCCCCATAGTAGGTTCGTAACATTTCCAGCAGATAGACGGTATGTGAGATACATGTACACCATCATCTTTTATTTCTTTTGAGCAGATTTTACAGATCATGGTAATTATTATAAGTGATGATGGGTCAGTTAATTCTTCCCAATCCCTTAGTGTGGGTTCAGAAAAATCAGTACCTACTTGTTTTAGAGAACGACACTTCGGACAGTATTCATATTCAACATTGTCGGGGTTTTTATTATATCTCCACTCATGTTTACATTTTGTTTCCATATTCTTCTCTTATGAGTTAGTTTGATAAAAGCTCTGGGTTCTCATAGATGTTGCCGATGACTTCTCCTCTCCAACCAGAATAGTCGCTTACTCTTTGCGTTACCATAGACTGATTACAAGGTTCGCCAATTCTCTGAAGTCTAAAACCAGCATCTTCATCACTCCAAACTACTTTCCATTTATGATGATGTTTAGTTTCTTCTGAGTAATGACAGTTGAATATATCCCCCTCATAAATCTCTTTGCTGTTGCGGTCAAGTAGACCTGTGAATTGTTGAAAAGTTAAAGCAACTTCTTTGCTTTCGACAAATTCTCCGTTTGGTAGTTTAACCAGCTTTTCTCCATTCATTCCGAGGGCAGACCATTCTGTTTGCCACATTCCTGCTTGAGTATTCCACGCTCTAAATTTAATTTGTCTCATGTTGATTGTTCTCTGTTAGGTGTAGAAAAGATAAGATTTCACGCCTCATTTTATTTGTAAAACCATATACTCTTTCTACACTTTGAGGATGGTATTCTTCAATCACTTTACGCATCCGTTCTCTTTCTGCCTTTTGACCAGCGGAGTAGGCTTTCTTCATGTCATCTCTGCCTAACTTACCTGTTTTCTGAGCTTTATAGAAGGCTGTTGCCTTTTTACATCCTCGCTTCTCAGATGCTTCTATCTCAGCGAGTATGAAGGCTTTTGTTGTTTGGTTGAGGTTATATAGGTATGTTTTGTCTTCTATCGGGTATGAAAACCATATCTTTTCAAACCTTTCTTCCCATTCAGGTATTTCTTCTCTACTTGTATTCTGGGGAGGAAAATCATGTCTTTGTTTGCCTTCCTCGTCACAGTAAAATTGTCCAGTTTCCCTAAAATCTTCTATTCTCATACCGCAATTTTGGCATCTTTCTTTATTCTCTTGTATAGGTTGGTTCATAAATACTCCTTTCTCACACTCAAAAGTCTGTCCGTGTACTAGGTGTGAATGTGGTTCTTTAATTGCACAAGTTTGTATGTTATTCATATCTCATTCTCTATTGTTTAGTTGGTAAGATGTTTAGAAAGTTGCCTTACGCAATCCTCACAAACTTGGGTTTCACACTTCCTATGGTCTTCTCCTTCGTCATAGCTAGAAGTAAATACAATCTTGTCTT